ACGAGTAGGACATATTATTATAGTAGATAAATCTTGATACATTTTAGACTTATCAACTCTTTCAATAGCCTTTTCTAGATTACTATTATTAACCCCTAAATCTTGTTCCTCACCTATTAACTTTGGTTCCATATAAATTAAATAAGAAAAGGGGACCAGGCACTTAACCCAGTCCCCTAAATTATTTGTTAGGCAATATCCCTATCTGAACAATAAAGATATTCTACATATACATCACTATCAAAAGCGATACCTGTTCTAGCACTATCACTAGAAGCAAAGTGTATAATAACTTCACCACCAGCAGGTACATAAACACCATCAGCAGCTTTAGGAGCAAGTGAACCGACAGCAGTCTGTACAATTGCAGCTGAAGCAACACGGTCATCAGTACCAATTACAAGTGTTCCTACATAAAGGTTAACAGTAGCACTCTTAAAATTAGCAGCATTAGATAAAGCTCCAGCAGGAAGAAACTTGATTCCGGTTACAATAGCACCAGCGGGAATATACACCCCAGCACCAACACTAAGAGTAGATGCTGTATTGGCAGCAGTATTTGTAGGCATTGAAAAATTACCAACTGCTACCCTTCTTACATTAAATTCATTAGCCATATTATTAAGTATTAAAAGGTTACATTAGGTAAAGCAGCAGGAGTAGAAGCCATCCAAGGATTCAATACTGCAAGAACATCAGTCATCTGATTAGATGTAGCTGTATAAGGAATATATACTACAGTAGTCATAGGAGCCTGTTTTACATACTGATTGTCAGGAGACAAATAAGTACGGTCATGCTCAATAACAATAGTATCATATGTTTCATCAACAACAGCACGAAGAGCCGGAGCAATTACAGGGAATGATGTCTGATCCATAATACCCTGGTAACCCATAGTATCTTTTTCAGCATCACGAACAAGTTCCCAAGTACCAAAACCATATTCAGCTTTAGTTGTTACAGTAGCCGAAGCCAAAGTACAAGCCTGTTGATAACCATCGCTATCTACATAGTTAAGGAAAGCATCAAACTCTACCATAGAGAATTTATCAATATCGGTAAGAGCAGAACTACATTCAGGAATTTCTTTACCTGTAAGAATCAAAGTAGTAGTACCTGAACCTACAATACGAGCACCTTTATCAGCAGCAATAGCAGCACGAAGTCCGTTAAATACAGCTTCACTAGTAGTACCGGTAGCAACAAAGCGATAAGTTTTACTAAACTGACCACGTTTTGCATTAACATCTTTGTAAACAATACGAAGTACATATTCTGTACCTGCAGTCAAAGGAGATGTAATAGCCTGGAAAGTAGTAACTTGTTCTGACTTGGCTGTATAAGCAGTACCAGCATAACGCCTTACTTTAGCACCTTCAATAGGATCAGAAAAAATAAGTTTACGAGCACCACTTACAACCGTACCAGCATCGTTGGTATAAGAATAAGTAGTACCTGTTCCTTGACATAAATAAATTATATCACTGTCAGCTATAGTAGAGCCAGCAGCAAGTACTTCTTTATTTTTATCAAGTACAAGAATTTCACCATCAGCAGGAAGATTTGTACCATCATAGATACTAGTAATAGTAGCTGTTCTGGTTATATCCTTACCGACGAGAATTTGAGTTACTCTTGTCATCATAATTTTTAAAGTATTTAGTTATTAATAATCACGGGGAGATCAACTATGTCAAATCTCCTCCTCAGTAATAACTAAAGAAGAGACTCTTCTACTTTGCTTTACAGCATTTCTACGTTAAGTCCCCTACTCATTTATCATTGTTTCATTTTTAAAACTTTGATAACGATTGCTTTCAATATTTTCTAACAACATTCCTACACAAATATCTATGATTTCGGAATGTGTATGTATTGGTAAATCACAACTAACAGCACCGGAAAGCGATACGGTAGCTGGTTGTTTTAAATATCTTAAATAATAAGCAGTAATAGTATAATTACCATCAGTAATTAGTTCTACATTATTACCCTTATATAACCTTAGTGGCTTAGCCTCTTTTAAATAAAGTATATGCTCACTAAAAGGATTATTAATCAAATGATTATACGTATCAGAGGTACATTCGGTTACACCCTGACGCTTATTTATTACGCTGCCTGTATAGCTCTCTGTAAAATTAATATTTACCTCTTCCCCAACCCTATATAAATAAGATGTTGCTGGAGTAGGTAAAGCAGCAATATAAGCATTTGGTTTATCAGAAACACCACCAACACTAGGTGTTATAGTTGCTTCAGTAATCAAAGTACGTAAATCATCTAATCTCTTTTGTGTTTGTTCAAAAGATTCACGTTTTATATTGTTACCAGAATACCTAGTATTAATAAAGTACAGTACTGCTTTATTTAACCAGTAATCTATTTCTTCTGGTTCAAAAGCAGGAAGTTCGAGGCTAGACGATTTATCTAGCCCCAACTTTACTGCAATATGCATTTCAGATATATTCATTATTTAATGCTATTTATATTTTTTTGTATAGCAATTTTAGTTTCCTGGTTAATAGGATTATCAAGATAATCAATAGCATCTTCTAGTGTATGACCTATAACATCCTGTCCATATTTATAAACAGTTTTGTTCTTTGATAATACGTTTAAAGCGACACCTTGTTTAATGAGAAATTCTGTATCTCTCTTCTTGTTATCTACCCATAAGGAAAAGAACTTCTTAGGATCTTTTTCTATAAGATCTGTAAGTCTATTTTCTATCATTTCATCTGTAGAAGTTTCCGGATTAAATCCATATATCCTAAGTGCTCTACGTTTATCTGAGGGAGACATTTTATCTAATTCTTTAAATGCTTGTCTCTTATTTCTATTATATTCATTTACTACTTTAGCTTCTTCGTTTTCATCTATCAAAACAAAATCATGAGAAGGAAGAACTTTATTAACAGTAGATGCAATTCTTTTATGTTTTTTTAAGAAAAGGTAATCAAGCTCTCCTCTAGGAGTCGACGGATCTATAAAGATATCTGTACTTCCAATTCGTATAAAGTAAGATTCCCAAAATTTCGACATCGGGGATAAATCCTGTCCGAGAGCCTGTTCTAGTCTTTCTTTGGTTGCTCTTTCCTCCGGAGTAGCTGTACTCAACCCAGTATATAAACTACCACTCCTGGTTAAGTAAGGAGCAAGATATGTATAACATCCTTTGTACTTACTTATTCCTGCCCACTTATTTCTAGATATAGGGCGTAATATAACTTTTTCCATAAATTACCTTAATTATTTATTATTCAGCATCACAGACGAGCATACCACAAGTCGTAGGATCTTTAACCATATAACCAAATTCGGTCAAGAAGTTTACAGAATACCCATCTTTTGCGTTAGCACGGAGAGTACTAATTGATTTAGCATGACCTGTCTTAGGAGCGACAGAACCTGCTATATGCCACATTACCATTTCACGATCACGTCTAACTACTTTCTGAATATTAGGTTCACCATCCCTCATACCAAGATCAAGGAATAAGAACTTATAAGATTCAAGAGGACGGCCAGATACAGGATGAAGTTTTCTATTAAGAACAACGTCGTCAAACAAAGGAAAATGTTTAACAGTAAGTTCCATTCCATTCAACCATTTATATGTAACAAACTGACCACCAAGGGTAAGTTCCTGACCTGAACCACTAATAAAAGTAGTATCTACAATCGTAGCACCGGTTGCTTCTGAACGCATTACACGGTCAAATTCTTGCATACCCATTTCTCCAGTAAGAGCTACAAATTTACGCTGTCCTTTGTCAAGAATATTAAATGACAAGTCAGCCATAAATGTACGGATAGTATCAAGAGTTAAAGTCGTATAATAACGAATATTAGCAGGTGCAATTTGCTGTTCAATACCAGCTCCAGAATATACAGGACGACCATTAGTACCCCTTAACAAGGTAGTACCATCTGAAGTAGCGTTATGTTTTGAGTAATAACCCCAACGATCAATAGTTTTATACCACTGACGAAGAGCTACCCATTCCTGATAATCAGCCCATAATTTAGTAGACTTATTAGTACCAGGTACTTTCATTTCGATAACCATAACAGTACTGTAAGCTGAACCGGTAATATCGTAAGTAAGCCTCATAATGTTAAGACGATTACGCATCTTAAACGGAGTCATATAATTCACGATATCAGCTTCTTCACTGTATTCTTCATACAATGAACCTTCTCTACTCAACTGACATCCTTTTGCAAGAACCGTCGGTGAAATAAAAGAATCGGGTTGTCCATCAGAAACAACCAAAGTATATACCCATTCATTACCATCTTGATAAGGCTCTCCCATAACACGTGCTTGATAAGTACGGTCATCAAAAGCTACTACAGCACCCGGTCCAAACAACTTTTCGTCTACCCAAACAAGTACTGGAGTCAATCCGATTCCAGGGGTATCAGTGGATTGAATAGCGGAGCCCTGCCAGCGAGCGTCCCTAATGGTAACAGCACGTTCATGATCAATCATTACATCCCATTCGTACTCGTTCGAATCAACAGTTACAGTACGACCAAGTCCATTAGTGAGCAAGTCAATAACATTACCAGCACCCTCATAGATACCAAAAATATATGACAATACTGTCGATACTTTTGAGCGTTCTAGCATAAGAGCATTGGAAAGTTTATTTTCTTCTATAAGATCATTGAAATATTTAGACTTATATAGGACAAGTGAATTTAGAACGTTATTTTCCATATTAATTTAATTTGTTTTTGTATTTATTTTCTAAGCATTGCAGCAAAAGCGCTTAAACCACTAACTTCACCTTCTTTGGTATTACTTCTTTTTACTCTATTACCTTTTTGTGATAATTTGTCTTTTAATGATTTTGCTGTATTAGATGCCCCCTTAGTTAGGGCTTTTTTAACTATAGCATCACCTTTCATTGTAAGTAAGGCATATACTACAAATTTTTTAGGATCTTCAAAAGCTTCTTTCTGCAGTTTGGTTTTACCATCTGCTTCAGGGCTTAACATGTATTTATACAAATCCTTTCGGTCTTTATCTGTTATTGTAAGACCATACACGTTATCTAATTCTTTTATACTTTTCTGTACGTTATTTATATAAACTTCGTTACGTTTTTTAATAGCCTCTGCTTGTTTTTGCTGTGTTTCTAATAGCTCTTTCTTTTTTAATTCTCTATATTCTTTTATACTTTCTACAGCTTCTTCTGCTTCTTCTTGCAACACTCCAGAGTCTTCATAACGATCTAGTTTTCTTTCTATTTGAGCATCAGAATAACCTCTATTTTTCAAATGTTCTTTCATTATACGTTTTTGATCTGACACACTATCTAAATCTACAACGTCTAAATCAACACCTGAAGAATATGATTCGGAAAAGAATTTCTTTAAATCTCCACCATTACGAACATATTCGTTTATTTCTTCCACTTCCTCGTTTGCAAAAAGATTTTTAGTAGATTCCTCTACCATTGATGATAACTCGTCTACTATATCTTCTATTTTAGAAGAATCGCTTAAAGATATACCTAATTTATTTTCTATTTTATTTTTAACAAATTTAGTAATATCTTCTTCAAATTCACCTAAATCATCATCTTCTTTAGTTTCTTTCTTTTCCTTTTTATCTTCTTTATCTAACTCTTCATCCTCTTCTGTTTCTTCTTCTTCAGATTCATCAGTTTCGGTTTCAGTATCAATTTCTTCATCTTCAGTATTTTCGTCTTCTTCCTTAGAAATTGTCCTTGTCTTCATGTTTTCAATAACTTCCAATTCTTCATCGGTAAGTTCTGATGCTACTGAAGACAGCTCCTTAGCCATAATATCGAAAGCACTTTCTTCTTGTTTCATAGTTATTTGCTTGTTTTATTTGTTTTTGAACTTTGTATTTTAAGTTGCTTTTCTTTTAAACTTTCATTAGATTTATTTTTACGTTTATCCTCTTCTATCTTAGATTTTTTAATTTCATAATCGTTCTTAGCTTTTTCCTTATCTAATTGTAATTTTTCTATATCTAAACTAGAAGGTGCATTATCTGTTTCATCAGAATTGCTACCAGCTTGTATTAAAGCAACTTGTATAGAGGTTTCGGCTTTACGAATAGAATCCTCTTCATTCAGACGTAACTGTTCCATCTGTAATTCTTTTGTTTCTACTGCTAACTGTTGTTGCATTTCAGACTGTTTACGTTCTGCGTCTTGTCTCCTTGCCTCTACATCTTTGAGTCTAGATTTAATCATAGACATATTACTAGAAGTAAGAATATAAGCAGCATCAAGTAATGTAGCTCCTGACTGCATAGCAGGCTGTAATAAGCTTTTAATAGCTTCTATATTGTTGTTTTCTCTTGTTGAATCTGTTACAAATACACCAAAATCAGAATATAAAAACTCATCATTCAAATCAATAAAAGCACGATTTGAATCATCCATTATATAATACAGTTTCTTTTTATCACTTCTGGACCATGCAATTTTAGCACAGTTAAGAAGATAATTATATAACCTTTTCTTTATGTTATTATGTGTATAAAAATACAATTCCGTTACATGTGATGAGTTTACAACAGCTCTTTCAACTCCCCCTTTAGTTTCTCTATTTTCAACTTGACCAAGTCTTTGTCTGGATACTCCGGAAATTTCACCTATCATATCTTCTATCTTAGCAAGTAAACTGATATATTCTGCTAAAACATTTCCCATTGTTAAATCCATAGCATTAAACTGGTTCATAGCAGCAGGTTTTCCCCCTTCTCTGCCTGGTATATCCCACCCTTCTTCATAAGGATTAACAAAAGCAACCCCCATAGAAGACAGATAATGCATAAATTCAGGAACATCTATACCCATAGATTTAGGTATTTGAGTAATATCCATTAACATTACTTTACCTTTATCTCTAGCCAACATTAATTCTAATCTATACCATACAATTATATACATGTATTGCAAAGGTTTCATTAATGATACCAAAGATTTATTTCCGTATACAGAACCTATATAAGGTAGTTTGTTATTATTAGGAGAATCAACAGAAAATTCTTGATTTTCTATAGGCTGTATCCCAACGTATAAATCATCATCTATATAATAACCTTCCCATATTTCTGTAATCCATTCCCATTCAATATCATCTGTAGGAAGAGCAGTATAATTTTCATCTACTGTTATAGTTTCTGTTTCTCCTGTTTCTTCGTCAAGTATATTTAAAAATCCAATCTTTTTAAAAGATCTCCATGTTACATGATATACATCTATAGTATTTTCTGGGGTACTACTATCTCCTATAAACCAACTTGGAGCACTCCTTACTATAGGAGAATAATTAACATCACTAGCCTTGTTAGATAAAGCTGGAGCACAATGCCTCTTTACTAAATCATCAAATTGACTCTCTGTCATAAGATCCCCTAAACGATCGTGTATACCAGGAATAGTCATAGGTATACGATATACACTCCACTCTCCTTCTTCTATATTTTCTAAATCTGGGTTTTCATCATAAGCAAAATAACGAGGATTTACCTTTTCTACGTAGGGTTCTCCATTAACTATTCCACAATAGTATATTTCTTTTCCTGTTATTAGTCCTTTTTCAAAACCTTTTAAAGTAGTAAAATCTAAATTTAATTTTTCTTTAAGGTAGTTTAAGGAGTGATAAGCAGCTTCTTCTGCTTCATCTACATAAGAACCTTTAAAATAATCTTCAATTTCCATTAACCTTTTTTCTTCTTCTTCTTGATCAAAACCTTCTTGCATTACATAAGAAGAAATATAGTCTTTTAAAACTTGTACTTTCTTCTCTTGTATTCTACTTACAGCTTCTTCACTAGTATGAAATACTTTAAAAGAATCCATTCTTTTAGACATTTCTCCTATAAGTAAATCTATTTTAGGTTTTATTATATTAAAGTTATGGGGAGATGCAGGAAACCCTTCTTGTACTTTAAAAGGATTAGTTACATATTGTATATCTTTTTCATTATATATACTATCATATAAATCCTCACAAACTTTAATTTCTTCGTATTTTGATAAATCTGATTTATATTTTCCTATCCAATATTTTATATTTGATTCTCCCCATTCCTTATTCTTTTTAGACATAGGAAGTTTTTGTATAGGTAATGCGCTTACATTATTCATTTATTTAAAATTTAAAATTTGTTTGTTGAAATAAGGGTTCCTTAAATATCATTCTGTCATTAACATCCTTCTTATGCTTTTTAACAATAATTCTAAACAATTCTTCTTCATAAATTAAACATAACATAAAGGCTATAACCCTATCAAAATTACCTTTATCGTTATATGCAATAAGTTCTTCTATAAGAGGTTCCGACATTATAGTAGTTAGTTTTAATACCCCAGGAGATAATTCTTCTGTTAACCATTCTTTAATTTTGCCTTCTCCCCATATTTTTATTTCTTTAGGCATATGAATACCTTTACCTCTACTAACATTAGTATTCTTTACTATATCCCGTATTATATCTGGTTGGTCTGCTAATAAATACTCGCTATGTTTGGAAGCAAAATAAGGAAACATACCTTTACATTGATTTTCATAAAGTCCGGTAGCGTTATAATACAACAATAATTTACGTACTTCTTCATAAGCTTCTTCTGCAAAATCTGGTCTACCTGTATATTCGGCTACAATAATTCTTCCTGTTTCAGAAATAGAAGAAAATCTTTTATATATAAAAACAGATAGTAAAGAATCTGTAGTAGATTTATCATGATCATAAGGATCTATGCCAGCAACATACAACGCATAAGGAGGATTATCTATAGGATGTTCCCATATAACTATTTGTCCTTTCATTCTGCCCTTTGTTTTTTCATCAGGACGTAATCTATATTTTAATAAATCCATGGGATTA